CTCCTTCGGGAGCCACAAACAGTAGGAGAAAATTATGTCAGGTGGAGGAAGTTTTACATCAGATCAAGGAAGTGCCCATGCTATAGCAACAGCACAAATGGTTGTACAAAACAGAAGAGCTAGGCTTACATCTATTCAAGCTAAAGGTAATGCAAGTGGTTCAATCATTTTTAAAAGTGGTGGAGCAACTGGTACAACGATTGCAACGTACTTATTCGGAACTGAAGGTTTAGATATGTATTTACCTGGTTCAGGTATTTTATTTGTAGACGGAATACATGCAACTATTGCTGGAACTGCAGGTGTAACAATTACATTTACTTAAGATGAGCAAAATTAAATTAGCTTATACAGGCGGTAAATACGCAGGCAAAAAGTTGATTGATATTGTTAAAAGTTTAAAGAAAAATCTTAAGGCTAAAAAAGCTAAACAAACACCTAGTAAAAGAACTCTTTCAGCAAGGAAATCTAAAGCAAATGTTGAAAGAGCTGGACGAGGAACTAAATCAATTAAAGCTTACAACATTAGAGCGGGAGCTAGAAATGACAAGATGGTTCCTATCAAAAAACAGTCACAAAAAGGTAGTTCTTTTCAAACACATAGCGTAAGAACACCTGGAGCAAATTCTGCTAGAGGCATGGGTTTGTCAAGATACGGAAGTGAAGGTTCTGCATCATCTTGGAGATCTGATATGGACAGGTTTCAAGAAATACCCTTAGCTTCTTTTTTTAAAAAAAACAAAAAAGCGCTTGGTGGTGTTGCTGGTTTTAAAAGAGGCGGAGATAATATGCCTGCTAGAAATAAAAAGAATTTTAGATCCACTAAAAGTGGTGCAGGTATGACAGCAGCAGGAGTTGCTTCATACAGAAGAAAAAATCCAGGAAGTAAATTATCAACTGCAGTAACGGAAGATAATCCAGGTAAAAAAAGATCAGCACGTAGAAAATCGTATTGTGCAAGATCAGCAGGGCAAATGAAAAAATTCCCTAAAGCCGCAGCAGACCCCAATTCTAGGTTAAGACAAGCTAGAAGAAGATGGAAGTGCTAGTAAAAAGTTACTGGTTATTTTTAGATACCCTTCTTTATGTTACACTGTACTCATTATTTATTTTAGTAATAATAGGAATATTTTTAAAAACTATGATTGACAAATTTTTTTATTCGTTCTTTGGAGCATTAGATAATATATGGAATTTTTTTACTGCATCTAAGGATGATAGTAAAAAAAGGAGAAAAGGAGAAAAAGATGATAGATAAATTAAAAAGTAAAGCTATGCATTACTGGTCAGACCACAAGATTGAATGTCTTGTAGTTGTTGTTCTTGTTGTAGCTTATATTGTTAAGTAATGAATTTAGTAGATTTACTTAAAAAAAATATAGTAATGGTTCCGGTTGTAGCTTCGGTTATAGTCGGAACTTTTACAGGTGTTAGATATATAGTAAATCTTACAGATACAATAAATCAAAACGAATTAAGACTTACCAACCTTGAAAGAGATGTTGGTGTATTAGAAACAAGTATTACAGATATTAACACGAGATTATCTTCTGCTGAAGCTACTTGGCAGATGGCCGAAAATTTATACAGAACTTTAGCTGATCAAGTTAGAGAGCACACTTACGATATAAAAGATTTAAACAGAGAAATGAACTATTAAGGATTTATGCAACATGGAGATAGCCAGGATGGATTACAGATTTACAGCGATACTGATTGTGATGATGACTTTGTTAGCATTGTTTGGTGGACCTGCGCATAGCAGAAATGACTATCTTAATAATGGTACTAGTACCTGTAGCACTGGTGATGTTAGCGTATCAATCGAACAGAGGGACTCAGAGAATAGGTATAGACACTTTAATTCTGATAATAATTATGACAGCCCTTCTGATGATAGGTCCTTACGTCTTACTTTTAGACACTATCTAGGATCAGCCTGCACTGATGATTTTAAAAAAGTACAACAAGAGAATATGGAGTTAAAACAACAACTAGAATTAATGAAAATGTGTGGAAAAGTAAATAAAAACCCTACTTTAAAATACAATCCAAACTTCCATTTGCTGGTCGCAAAATGCTCTGGTATATTAGTGAAGGATGAAAATCAGGAAAGACCTGAAGGTAGTGCTTGGGATGACCTAAGAGATGATTATCAAAAATTACCTGAACACAAAGATAAAAAATTTATGGGTACAAAGGATATAATGAAGAATAACACATTAAAAACACCACCCAAAGATTATATATTACCATTACCAAAGCCTAAAAAATGAGCCAAGATAGACAAGTTAGATTTAGTGATACAACATCAGTAGCCATGCCAATTAAAAATATGATTGGTATAGTTGTTGCAGTTGCTATGGGTGTGTTTGCCTATACTGAGGTCACTGCTAGACTAACATCGTTAGAGACATCACGTGAATTGTTTCAAGCTGATCTTCTAAAAAAAAGTGAGCAATTGCCTACGGACCAAGAACAATACATGTTAATAGAAGATTTATATAAAACAACAGAGAAGTTAGAGAAAACTCAAGAACAAAATATGACTAACAAAGTTAATATAGAATTTTTAAAAGCACAACTAGAAAAAGCATTAGATGATGTTGAAAATTTAAAAGATAAAGTTAGGCGAAATGGAAATGGTACACACGAATGATTGAATCTGTTGTAGCTTTATGTATGTTTATAGCAGGAGAACTAACAGAGCATCGTATTCAACCTGCAATGAGTGATTGTTTAAAAGGTAAGCGAGTTGCAGAAAGATCTTCTAGCGATAACATAGAATATAAATGTGGTAAAGTAGAAGCAGAAATAGAAAAAAATATTGATGGTAGCAAAGCAATAAAAAAAATAATAGAATGAACCTTTCACAAAATTTCACTCTTCAAGAGTTAATCAAATCAGACACGGCTATACGTTTAGGGATTGATAATAATCCTAACTCTGATCAAATAGAAAAATTAAAAACATTATGTGAAAATGTATTGCAACCGGTCAGAGACCACTTCGGTAGAGTTAAAATCACATCAGGGTTCCGTACTATTCAGCTTTGCCAAGCTATAGGGAGTTCAGAAAAATCTCAACATGCAAAAGCCGAGGCGGTTGATTTCGAATGTATAGGAGTTGACAACGCTGAAGTAGCTGATTGGGTCCATATGAACTGTGAAACAGATCAGCTGATCCTCGAGTTTTACACACCTGGAGAACCAAATTCCGGATGGATACACGCAAGTTACATACCTTATCAACCAAGAAGACAGTTTATGCATGCTTATAGAGAGAATAAAAAAGTTAAATACAAACCAATTATAGGAAAGGCGAAGGACTTAATATAATGGCAATAGGAAGAGGACAAATAACTGCACAAATAAACGGTAAGTTAAGAGGGGCTAGAGGTGAAAAAAAGAAAAAACTACAATTTAAAAACAAACTTAATCGCAAAAAAGCTAAGGTCTTCAAAGTTTAGTCAAAAAGTGATACAATCCAAGAAATTGTACAACCGTAAAAAGGATAATAATGGCGACTTCAGGGACGACTACATTTGATCTATCTATAGAAGAAATTATACAGGAAGCCTACGAAAGATGTGGTATGACTACAACTAGTGGTCATAGTTTAAAATCAGCTAGAACTAGTTTAAATTTATTGTTTGCAGAATGGGCCAATAGAGGTATCCACTTATGGAAAGTATCCTTACATGAAAATCAATTAGTTTCTGGACAAGCTGAATATTCAGTAAGTTCTGGAGTAAGTGATGTTCTTGAAGCATTTGTTTCAACTACTGGTGCAGGCTCAAATACAACAGATACTCAAGATGTTGCTTTAACTAAAATTGACAGATCTGCTTATTCAGCACTTCCCAATAAATTAGCCGTAGGTCAGCCTTCTCAATACTATGTAGCTAGGCAAGATACTCCAAAAATATATTTATACCAAGCCCCTAATTTAAATACATATACTTATTTAAAGTATTATGTAATTAAAAGAATTGAAGATGCTGGATCTTATACTAATGATGCTGATGTAGTATTTAGATTTTTACCTTGTATGGTTGCAGGACTTGCTTATTATTTATCTATGAAAAATTCACCAACGCTTGTACAACAAAATAAATTAATTTATGAAGACCAACTTAAGAGAGCTCTTGATGAAGATGGTCAAAGAGCATCTACGTTTATTACACCTCAATCTTTTTACCCTAATGGAATATAATAATGGCAAAATGGGCAACAGGTAAAAGAAGTTTATCAATATCAGATAGATCTGGAATGGCTTTTCCTTATACGGAAATGGTTAAAGAATGGAATGGTTCTTTAGTTCATTATTCTGAATTTGAACCAAAACACCCTCAAATAAGAAGAAGACATTTTACTGCTGATGCAATCGCATTACAAAATACAAGACCACAACGATTTCAACAGCCCACAGATATTTCAAATATAAATCCACAGGCACCCCAAGATGATACAATAGTAAGTTCAGGTGGTTCTATGGTTGGAATAGCTAATTTATCATTACCCGGTCAATTTGCTTTTCAAACACAATACATAGAAGTAACTAGAGATGGAGTAACTTCAATTTTACATAGTATGATTCCACAAAATCCTTCTTTACAAAATAGAAGAAGACAAGCAGATTTAACTTTAGGTAACATAACAGTGAGTATTACATAATGGCAGTAACATATTCTAATTTTTTGACACAAGTAAGAAACTATACCGAAGTAGATAATAATGTTTTAACAGACGCAATACTTCAAGACTTCATAAGATCTGTTGAATTAGATATTGCTGGTAAAGTTGATTATGATGATTTGAGAAAATATTCTACATCCAACTTTACATTAAATAACAGATATCTAAGTTTACCCTCTGATTTAACTATAATAAGATCGGTACAAGTTATCAATAGCGGCACTAGACAGTTTCTAGAAAAAAGAGATACAAGCTATATTTCTGAATATAATAGTTCTTCAGCTACAGGGGTCCCTGCCTATTGGGCTAGTTGGGATGATTTTAATTTATTAGTGGCACCTGTTCCTAATTCAGCATATGAAGTACAAATAAATTATATTACGGACCCACCTCAATTTACTTCAACTAACGAAACTTTTATATCTAAATATCAAGAATCTATGTTGTTACATGGTGTTCTAACAGAATCTTTCAGATACCTAAAAGGTCCTATGGATATGTACAATCTTTACGAAAAGAAGTACAATGAAGAAGTACAGAATTTTGCCCTACAACAAATGGGTAGAAGAAGACGAGCGGAGTATGATGATGGTGTACCTAGAGTACAAATACCTTCACCTCCTCCAAACACAAATTAATAAGGAGAATAATTATGGCAATAACAACAAATGCAATCTGTGATTCTTTTAAAAAAGAATTACTACAAGGAAAACACGATTTTGATACATCATCTGATACTTACAAATTAGCGATGTATACAAGTTCTGCAACTTTAGGAAAGTCAACAACAAACTATGCAACTACAAATGAAGTTACTTCATCAAACTACACAGCGGGTGGTGGAGCACTAGTCAATCAAGGTGTAAAAGTTTCATCTTCAGTAGCTATTACTGATTTTGCTGATCTTAGTTTTCAAAACGTAACTCTTACTGCAAGAGGTGCTTTGATTTATAATACAACAACTGACGGTGGTACAGGTACTACTGATGCAGTCGCTGTATTAGATTTTGGAAGTGATAAAACTGCAACTGCAGGGACATTCACTATTCAATTCCCAGCATTTACTACTTCTGCTGCTATTTTAAGAATAGCCTAATAAAGGAATAAGATGATATGGCTACTGGATGGGGTAAGAAAACATGGGGTGCAGAATCTTGGGGAGACCTAAGCGATACCTCCGTTAACCTTAGTAGCCTATCATTAACAACATCAATTGGAACTGAAACAACATCTGCAAACGCTATTGTTTCAGTTTCAGGTATACAATTAACTTCTACTATTGTATCAGCAACAGCAGGGACTTCTGCTTTAGTTTTAGCTACTGGAAATTTAGAGTCTATGGCTGTTGGAAGTGTTTCAACACCTATTGGACAAGATGTTGCTGTATCTGGTTCACAATTAACTTCTACTTCAGGAACTGCAACAGTAGATGACACAACTTTGACAGGAGAAGGTTGGGGTAGAGGTGAATGGGGAGAGTTTGCTTGGGGTGATAATTTTTCAGTTCAATTAACTGGTCTACAGGCTTCAGCAACTTTTGGTAGTGATGTTACTGCATTTACAGATGTTACCGCTTCAGTTACAGGACAACAATTAACTGCTTCTTTCTCTCATCCATCTTTTTCAATTCAAATTGACCAAGATATATTTGTATTAGCTTCGGAAGATCAATTAGATGCGTTAACTACATCCTCTACAGTAACAGCAGATGCCAATGTAAGTGTAACAGGTATTCAAGCTACAATGTCTATAGGAACTGCTGTAGGTGGTCTTAAAACTCCAGTAGATGTTACAGGTATCCAAGCTACTATGACTTTGGGTTCTATAACCCTAATTCAATCAACTAATGAATCGGTTACCGGACAACAGTTAACAATGGCTCTTGGACAGCACGCAGATATACCAGGTCAAATTATAGGTGTAGGAGGGTTACAATTAACAAGCTCTATAGGATCTGTAACAGCAGAGGGTGCTGCAAACATTGATGTTACAGGCATACAATTGACAGCTTCTGTTGGAAGCCTTAATATAACAGCATGGGCAGAAGTAGATCCAGACGTAAGTAATACTTGGCGAGAGGTTGATCGAGCTGCTTAAATAAGGTAAAATTATAATTATTTAGGAGATAAAAATTTATGACATCTAGTTATTCTACAGATTTAAAACTCGAACTAATGGTGACTGGCGAAAACGCTGGTACATGGGGAGATTTAACAAATACAAACTTAAATGTAATTCAACAAGCAATCGCTGGTTTCGAACAAGTAACCTTATCAAGTGGTGGTACACTAGCACTTGTGATGTCAGACGGTGCGTTGTCAAACGCAAGAAACATGGTAATTAAATTTGCTACAGCTTCAATTGCTGCTAGCACAATTTGTACAATTCCAGATTCAATAGAAAAATTTTATATTTTTGATGCAACGGGTTTGACTAATCCAACTAACCTTACAATTAAAACTGCATCAGGTACTGGATTTACTTTAGACCAAGCAAAAATTTACGCAGCATATTCTGATGGTACAAATTTAAATGAAATTTCATTAGACTCTTTAGGTGGCACTGTTGCTGCTGCAAATATTTCGGGCACGATTGCAACTTCGCAAATTGCAGATGATGCTGTGACTTCAGCAAAAATTGCTGACGATGCAATTACATCTGCCCTTATAGCAGATGATGCTGTTGGTGCGGATCAACTTGCTAACACTGCAGTAACTGCAGCATCTTATACTACAGCTAACATAACTGTAGATGCACAGGGAAGACTTACTGCTGCATCTAGTGGAGCAGGCGGAGACGGAAGTTATGTTCCAAGATTAATTGCAAATGGACCTGCTTCAGGTAACTTAACTACACCAGGTAATGCATCAAAATTTTACGCTTACGTTTTTTCAGGTGGTGGAGGAGGTGGCTCACCATCCAATAGTAGATCAGCTGGCAGTGGAGGAGCGGGTGTTACTGGATTTTTTTCAGGAAATGCAGCAGCTTCCACAACTTATGCTTACTCCGTAGGAGGAGCAGGAGCAGGGGGAAATAGAAATCCTGTACCCTCAGGACAGTATGGAAACCCTGGAAGTGCTGGTGGTGCCTCGTCAATTACTGGTTTAGTTCCTGCAGTAGCTGGTGGTAACGGAGGCCAAGGAGCACCGGATGCCCACGGACCGGCTATGTCCCCTGGAAACCCTGGTGCGGCAAATCCCGCAGCGGATTTTACATTACCGTTTGGTTATTTAGCTGGAAACTCTATTGCGAACGCTGGTGGTAACTCAGCCTCTGGTGGTGCGGGTCATATAACATTTTTTGATGATGGGGGTCAATAATGGCTTACGTAATTGAATTAAACAACGAAGTAGTTAATTTTGCAGAAAACGAAACACAGAAAAATGATTTAATTCATTTTTTTCCACCCGCTGTATCTCATGAAATAAGTGATGAAAATTTTACTAAAATTAAAAAAAATTTAGCAGTAGTATCTGTTTCTGGGGGAGTTATATCAATAACAGAAAACGCTCAATACGCTACTGATGAGTTTGCGCCTGACGAAACTTCATTAAAACAATATCATAACGTATTAAAGGGACTACTAAAAGTTTATTTAAATGCTCATAACACTAGCCATTCAATTTATTCTGACGCACAGAGTTATTATAATACTTTAAATACTTTAGATTATTCAACATTAACTTTTCCTTTTATCGGGACTTGGGAAAAATATTGTGAAGATAACTCAATAACTTATATACATACTTTACAAATACCTTAATTAGTATACAAAATACTTAATGTTTGAAAACGTTATTAAATTTAAGGCGTGTAAAGAATATGTTGAAAACAACAAAGATATTTTTCCTGTACCGACAAAAACTAATATTCCGGAGTGGTTTAAAAAATTAGAGCACTCGGCTACAAATCAAACAATTAAGGGATGTATACCCTTTTTAGAAACTCTAACTTCAGGCTATCTACTAAAGATGCCAATAGATTATCTAATAGAACATAATGTGGATTTTAAGGATAAAAAACAAGCTGGTTTTATGACTGGAATTTATCCAGATAATAATTTATCTAATAAGATAAATATTAACTATACTGATAGACCATCTTCACATCCAATTAAGCAATTAGGGGGTAGTCCTTTAGTTGATAAAAATAAAAAACTTCCTTTTCATAAAATATTAAATCCTTGGCAAATAGAAACCCCTCCTGGGTATTCAACTCTTTTTGTACCTCCTTTAAATAATTCAGATGATAGATTTTCTATAATTCCAGGTATTGTAGATACTGATTCTTTTGTTAACACTCATGAAATTAATTTTCCAATCGTAATAAATGGGGACAAATACGAAACACTATGTTCAACAATTAAAAGAGGTACTCCTTATGTTCAATTAATTCCTTTCAAAAGAGATGATTGGAAGATGAAAATAGAAAACACCGAGGATAATAAAATAAGTGTGAATAAATTTTTTCAAGTTAAACATGTTGTTCATAATTATAAAAAAGTTTTTTGGCGAAAAAAATCATGGAAATAAGAGAAAGTGTATCAAACTACATAGTAACATTTGATAATGTAGTTCCAAATAAAGTATTAAATAGTTTTTATAAGTATTGTAAATATAATACTGATTTTACCAAGGCACAAATTATTGGCGAAAAAAAAGATAGATCCTCTGAAATAATTAATGAAAACGTTAGAAATGTTAGTAGTTTAAGATTAGATAAATATACTAATAGTCTTACTCAAATACATTGGGCTAATTTACTTAATTTTACTTTCTCTTATTTTATAAAAGAATACCAAATTATTTTAAATATGAACAATATTAGTTTTAAAATTACAAATATAGATCTTTTAAAATACCAAAAAGAGGGACATTACAGTTTTCATGTTGATGATTGTGAAGGTTATCATAGAACTTTTAGTTGTATTCTACTTATTAATGATGAGTATGAAGGTGGTGATTTATTTTTTAAAAATGTAGTAACAAAAGAAATAACTAAAATTAATAAAGTTAAAAACAGAATTATTATATGGCCAAGTAATTTTTTATTTCCACATAAAATTTCACCAGTAACAAAAGGAGAAAGGTTTTCGGTGGTAGCATGGGCAGTATAGGAAAAGACTTTAAATATAAAATAATAAAAAACTTTTTATCGAAAGACGAAAGGGATATATTAACAATATATTGTGAAATTAAACACAGAAATAACTTTAGTAGTTTTGATTTTGACCAAAGTAACAACGCAGACACTAGATACTATGGAGATGCTGTAATAGATTCATTATTAGTAAAAAAGAAAAAACTAATAGAAAGAGAATGTGGAAAAAACCTTTTAGGAACTTATTCTTTTTGGAGAGCTTATACTAGATTTGCTGATTTACCAAAGCACACAGATAGACCAGCTTGTGAAATAAGTGTAACAGTTAGTATTGGTGGGGATGATGTAAAGTGGCCTATTTTTATGGACGGTACTTCTATCAGCTTAGAAAAAGGAGATGCCGCACTTTATCTGGGTTGTGAAGTTTCTCATTGGAGAGAAGAATTTGAAGGTGATTGTCAGTTTCAATGTTTCCTACATTACGTAGATGCAGATGGTGAAAATAAACAACAGTATTTAGATAAAAGAAACAATTGGGGGCAGTCGTGAAAATAACCCAAAACAAGGACGGTAGTGGAGAAATTAGTTTTACAGATCAAGAAATTGATATTTTACAAAAAAAGAAAAAACTTATTTTACCTCTTCCTTTTTTAAAGGATTTTATAAACCTATTTATGGGCTTATTTTTTGAAATGCATAAAAAAATGGATAAAGATTTAGTAAGGTCTACTACACAAAAAGACAAAAATATAGATATAAACGAACCTAATAGTAAGGTTTAATTGTTGATTGCATTGAGGTATAATAGCCTATGCCTTTAACAAAAGTACAAATAGCACCCGGATTCAACAAACAAGTAACTGAAACAGGCGCAGAAGGTCAATGGACTGATGGCGACTTTGTGAGGTTTCGATATGGGCTACCTGAAAAAATAGGTGGTTGGGAACAGCTTGTTAACGCATCTTTAGTAGGTGCAGCAAGAGAACAATTTATTTGGGCTGATTTAGACGGCAGAAGATATGCTGCAATAGGTACAAATAAAGTTTTAATAATTTATTACGAGAGTTCCTTTTATGATATTACACCACTAGGGACAGCTATAACTGGATGCACATTTGATACTGTAAATACTTCAGCAACAGTTACCGTCAATAAGGCCGCACACACACTTCAACCAGGAGATTTATTTACATTTACTTCAGTAACTCCTCCAACAGGAGCAGGTTACAGTGCATCAGATTTTGAAACAAATACTTTTCAAGTGGTCACTGTTCCAAATAGTGATACATTCACTATTACAATGGCTAGCGCAGCAGGGACCACGGTCAACGGAAGTGGATCTGCAACAGTCAATCCGTACATTAGTGCAGGTGCTTTAGGGTTTACTTATGGATTTGGTTGGGGAACAGGATTGTGGGGCGGAGGCCAACAAGTATTTGGAACTCTTAACGGAGCTTTACTAGATGATACCGCAGGTACTGGAGGATCTGGGACTTCCATTACACTTGCATCAACAACTGGATTTCCAACTTCTGGAACAATAAAGGTTGGCGCTGAATTTATTTCTTATACTGGTATATCTACGAATGATCTTACAGGGATTACTAGAGCAACTGGAGGCACTAGATCTGCTCATGCGTCTGGATCTGGTGTTGAATACTACACTGGTTGGGGACAAGCTTCTTTATCTTCTACATTAACAATAGATGCTGCCTCATGGTCTTTAGATAATTTTGGAGAAAAATTAATTGCTACTATTAAAAACGGTAAAACTTTTGAATGGAATCCTATTAACTCTAACCCAAATGCATTGACCACAAGAGCAACGGTTGTAAGTGGTGCACCAACAGCATCTGTTATGTCTTTAGTTTCAGATAGAGATAGACATTTACTTATGCTTGGAACTGAAACCACTATTGGAAGTAGTGGTACTCAAGATAAAATGTTTATAAGATTTTCTGATCAAGAAGATATAAGTGATTATACACCAACTTCAGTAAACACTGCTGGTACTTTTAGAATAGATGCTGGTACTAAAATAGTAGGAGCAGTAAAAGGAAAAGATTATACTTTAGTGCTTACGGATAATTCAGCATATGTAATTCAATTTGTTGGTCCCCCTTTTACTTTTTCAATTAGACAAGTAGGTTCTAACTGTGGAGCGATAGGTCAACACTCTATTAAATACGTTAATGGTGCTGTCTATTGGATGGGAGAGTCTGGCGGCCTCTTTGTTTATGATGGTACTGTTAAATCTTTACCATGCAAAGTTGAAGATTTTGTGTTTACAAATAAAGGGGACAATCTTGGTATTAATTATGCTAATGGTGAATCAGTATACGTAGGCTTAAATCATTTATATGAAGAGCTTACTTGGTTTTATCCTAAAGCTGGATCCGATTTTAATGATAGATGCGTAACGTATAATTACCAAAGCGGAACTTGGACAACAGGTTCTTTAGCAAGGACTACATGGATAGATGCAAATTTATACGATGTTCCTTATGCAACTGAATTCACTTCAACAACCACACCAACTTTTCCTTTAATTCAGGGAGTAACAAGCATAAATGGTGGAACTATTTACTACGCTCATGAAACAGGAATTAATCAAGTTGATACCGCTGGGAATAAAACAGCGATACTTGCCTTTATTGAATCAGGTGACTTTAGTTTAAACGTTGAGGGTGATGCTCAAGTATTTATGAGTATGAAAAGATTTGTCCCTGATTTTAAATTAATTGAAGGTAATGCACAAATTACAATACAGTTAAGAGACTTTCCTAGCGACAGCCAAGCTTCTTCACCTCTAGGACCATTTACAGTAACCTCAACCACTGATAAGGTAGACACAAGAGCTAGAGCAAGATTTGCTAGTTTAAAAATTGCAAATACATCTACCGATCAAAATTGGAGATTTGGAACTTTTAGAGCTGATGTACAACCCGATGGTATGAGAGGATAATGGACGAAATATTTTTACAAGATTATGCTAACAATGTAGCACAAGCTCAAGATCCTTTTGGTATTGCGGCAGTACAATCACAACCAGGATTTGAAAACTATCAACCTAGTTTTGCAAACCAAGAGTTAGCTCCTATGGGCTTAACTGAACCTCAAGGAACACAACTACCAGACTTTAAGGAAATGGCAAAAAACGTAGCTGAAAATCAAGCTAAAAATTTTTTAATTAAAAAAATTGGTTTAGAGGGTATTCAAGGAAATATATTAAGCTCAGTCTTAGGGGCTAACCCTTACGTTCAAGGTATAGCAACTATAGGATCTGCCCTTACTGGCAATTCTTTGAATATGTCAAATATTTTAGCGCAAAAAAGAGCTGAAAAGAATTACGAAATGAATCAGAGAAGAATGCAAAATGAATTAAATAAACAACAAACACAAGAAATACAAAAAAGATTAGACGCACAACCTGTATCAGATCAAGACAGAGGAAGAGGACAAACACGTTCGTCTCCAACACCTTCTGCTAGACAATCTAGACAATCTAGACAAACATCAGGGTCAGGTGGCTTACATAGTGGGTATTAATGGCTAGAGTAGATATAGTAATTCCAGAGCCAAGCTCTACTTATTCACAAGAAAATCAAAGACAGGTAAGTCAGTCTTTACGAACGATGCAAGATAAGTTAAATACTTCTTATCAACAAGAATTAAAAAATGAACAAGATGCATTTAATTATTTTTTATTATGACAATTAGATACAAAAGCGATACATTTAGTTTGACTACAACAAACGTTACTACAGTTTTAACGTGCCCAGCAGATGCAACGGTGCTTGTTAAAAACTTACAAGCAGTTCATGATACAGCTAGCAATGTGGATACTTATGCCTTGCTGACAAAGTCCGGTGGTTCCGCTGTTAAAATAGCTTACAAAGAACTTAATAAAACTCAAGCTAACATGATAGAAGAAACTTTATCTATGGAAGCAAGTGATGTTTTATCAATGCAAGCAGGAACAGCTAACGAAATAACAGGTGTTGTAAGTTATGCTCTTATAGACAGATCACAAGAAAATGGCTAGAAAATTTAAAGACTTTCGGGAAAGAGATAAGCCCAGTAAAAGACCTAGAAGACACTGTAAGTCACCAAATAAAAAAAAGAAATTGCAAAATAATAAGAAGTATAATAGACAAGGGCGTAGACAAAAATAACAGGAGAATTAAATGAATGATTTACCTAAAATCCCTGCAGAAGCAAAAGAAATTATAAAACATAAAAGAACAGGCAAAGTATATGTTAGTAAAACTGATTTTGATAATGATGTTGCTGATCCCAATACTGATACTACTGTGGATGACTTTAGACAAGACCTTGAAATCAAAGTTACTAAAGTTTCTATGGGTGCGCTAACAAAAAAATAATGATTAATATAATTGACGGTTTTTATGAACCTAACCATTTAGGATTAATAGTTTTAAATTTTGTAAATCTACATTTTGAAAGCAAACACCAACCTTTTGAAAGATACTTTGGTGGTGATAGAAAATTAGGCTATCCAGTTTACGAGACAGCTAAACTAGTTAAAGGTGGGGATTTAGCTCCCTATAATATATTTGCAGAAACATGGGAAAAAAAGTCTAAAATAAAACCCTTATATATAAATACATTTTTTAGAAAAACTAAATTATCTGAACTCAAAGAGTCACCTTCATGGAAGCAATATAAACCACATTGTGATCAAGAATATTTTGATATAGCTGGTTTATTATATTTCAATTCATCCTTTCTTAAAGATGGAACTTATATTTTTAATGCTAAGCATGATTATGAACCAACTGTGATTGTGGGTTCAAAATATAATAGATGTGTTTGGTATAATCCTTCACTTCCTCACTCACCAACTATGGAACAAAAAGTAGAAGAAAGGTGGGTCCAACCTTTTTTTATAATACATAAGGAAGAAACATTAAAAAAATATCTAAACGAAGTAGGTATTAAAAAATATGAATCCTAGAGGCGCAACCGAAATACAAATGGAGATGCTGAATAAGTATGTCTCAAAGGATTTATTAGATCAAGTACAGATTTGTACTTCTATTCCTGGTAAAGTTCCCTTAGCTCCGGATAAACTTAATATTCTCTGGCAAAAAAATTCTTGGGACCAACCTAACCTACAAAAGTTTTTTACCAATAAATCAAGAAATAAAGAATATGATTGGTACGTATTCAATAGTCATTGGAATTATGAGAAGTTTAGATATGCTTTCGATATACCCACAGAAAAATCTGTAGTAATAAAAAATGGTATAGACAGTTTTCCAATTAGGAAGATATATAAAAGAGGAACTCCTATAAAATTAATACATCACTGCACTCCTTGGAGAGGTTTAAATGTTTTATTGCGTGCAATGCAAGAAGTTGAAAACCCTAATATAATGTTAGATGTGTACAGTTCTTGTAAAGTATATGGATCTGAGTTTTCAGACACTACAGAAAAAGATTTTGAAGAGTTGTATGAACAAGCTAAACAATTACCTAACGTTAATTATATTGGTTACAAACCACATGAATATATAAAAGAAATGATGCCTAATTATGATATGTTTGTATACCCATCTATATTTGAAGAAACATCTTGTGCATCAGCACTAGAAGCTTTAGCATCAGGAGTACATGTAATCACTAATAATTTTGGAGCTTTGTATGAAACTTGTGCAGAGTGGCCCGTATACATTAATTACTCAAAAAATTACGAACAGATGGCGGAGGATACAGGAGCAGCTATTAATGTAGCAGCATCTTATTTACATGAAAATTTTATGCAAGAACATCTGCAAGAACAACAAAACTTTTACAAAAGATTTTATAGCTGGGAAAAAAAGGGTATAGAGTGGACAAACTTTTTGAAAGGAGCTTTAAATGAAAGAAACAGTAAATGAAGACACTTACCAAACTTTAAAAGAAGTTGCGGTAACATCATACGAAAAAGCAACTCTTCCTATGTGGAAACCGGACACCGGACAAAAAGAAGAAAAGAAAATAACTAAGTCACCCTATAACATTATGATTTGTACACCTTGCCATAGTGATGTGACTATGCATTACACGCAAGCTCTTTTAGAATTACAACAACTTTGTATTAAAAAAGGAATAAGAATAACATTTACTTTGTTAAAATCCTCTTTGGTGACTCAAGGAAGAAATTTATGTGTTTCAGCTTTTTTAGATTCTAATTGTACACATATGTTATTTGTAGATTCAGACATATATTTTAGAGCAGAATCTATTATTAAAATGTTAGATCTAGACAAAGAATTAATATCTATTCCTTACCCACTTAAAACTATGATGTGGGATAAACTTTATAAAAAGTGGAATGATGGTGAAGTTAAAAACGCTGGAGATATACATAGATGGTTAAATACATACCCAATGAAAGTAGCAGATGTTAATAACATAACTTTAGATAGTGGTGTTATGGAAGTTACACATAGTCCTACAGGATGTATGCTAATTAAAAGAGCAGTGTTTGACAAGATGATAAAAAAATATCCAGATAAAAACATAGTTCAAAAGACAGTTATAAATGGTGAGTATGTAGATAGACCTCATTTATGGAACTTTTTTGATTGTATACATGACCCTGAGACTAAGACATATTTAGGTGAAGATTTTTCTTTTTGTAAGCTTTGGAAAGATATCGGGGGTAAATGTTATGTCTTTGTTAATGACCCAATCATCCATGTAGGCGAACATCAGTACGAAGGATGTTTTAGAGACGAGTTGAAACTAGCCGACTAAAATGGTATTATTTCATACTTAAGATCTTAATTAGGAGAATTTATATTAATGTTACAATTTTTACCCTACGCATTAGCAGCCTACGGAGGTTATAAAGGATACAAGGGCGCCAAAGATTCAGGTGCTTCTGGATTACAAAGAATACTTGGAGGTGCCTTAGGTGCTTACAGTGGTTACAATTTAGGACAAGTAGGTGGTTTTGCAAAGGGTGCTGGGTTTGGAAACGCAGCTTCAGCTAATTTTGTACCTACCTTTAGTAGCCTTCCTGGAGTAAGTGGCCTGCCTGGAATGGGTGGTGCTCAAGATCCTAGTACTATGTCTAAATTCTTAGGTGTAGACAGAGACGGAAGTATGATTCCAAATCCAAATTATATTGAACAAGGAACTAGTGGTGGAAATCTTTTAGATATTTTGAAAAGACAAAAAGCTGATGGAACAGGAATGGAATACAGCCCAGGAAAAGTTTCAGCTGCAATTGCTGCAGGAACTTATTTAAGTGGTGCGTTTGATCCACAACCAACAGATGTTTATATGCCTGGATACAATATGAATTATTTAAACATGAAAGAAAAGAGACCTCAATATACATACATAGACCCGGACACCGGACAAGAAAAAGCATACGAAAAAATTTATTCTCCTGAAGAAGCAGGACGAGGTGATCCAAGAATGGGTCCTTACTCAGTAAATGTTCAAAGATTTAATACCGGAGGACTATCAAGTATTCAAAAATTTAATGAAGGTGGTATTAACTATCTTCCATCAAAAGTTTCACATGACGAAAATGATGCTAACAACTATGTTAGAGCATCCGGTTATGTAGAGGACGGAGAAGGCGTAGGAGACAAAGACGAGGATACAATGTTAGCTCAATTAGCAGACGGAGAGTTTGTAACAAGAGCAGATGGAGTATTAGGTGCTGGAATCATAGCTGGAGGAAATCCAAATAGTATGAAAGATATGAGAGAAAAAGGTGCCCAATATTTCTATGAACAACAAAAAAGATACAAGCGTGTATTTGATTTATTACAGGATAGAAATGGCAACAGCAAACAAAAAACAAATTAAACCTTTAGTAAGTATTCTTCCCTTAGAACCTAAGGATATAGAAAGATTTTGGCCTTTAGCTGAATTTATGGTTTCTGAGTCTTTAGCTTTTTCTGGTAAATACGCAGACTCTACTTGGGTTATGGATGAACTAAAAAAAGATACTATGCAATGTTGGATTATGTTTGGTTCAGACGAATTTGAAGAAAATAAAGTATTTGGTATTTGTGTTGGTAGAATTGGTGTTATGCCAAATTATAATCAATATGAAATTGTAATATGCACAGGAAAAAGAAGAGAATTATGGGAAGATAATTTAATAAAATCAGTTACTGATTTTGCTACTTCTAACAAATGTAAAAGATTAAGTATAATGGCCAGACCCGGTTGGGAAAAAGTTTCCAAAAAATGGGGATGGAAAAAGAAACACGTACAACTAGAGAAATGGATATAATATGAGTTTTTTTGGAGGAGGAAGATCACAAGCACCAGCAACACCAAGTTCGCAAACATCTTTTGTTAGAGAAGCACCGGGTATTGAAGAAAGAAAAATAGAATTAATGGACATTGCGCGTCAAGTAGCACAAAGCCCAATAAATCTTCCAGACTATAAAGTAGCAGGACTAGGTGCGTTAGAACAACAAGGAATGACTGCAGCGGGTACTACAGGTATTGGAGCCCCTACTGTTCAACAAGGTATAAATCAAGTAACAGGAGCAGCGTCTCCAATTGGAGCATCACAGATATCCCAATATTTAAATCCATATCAATCTTACGTAACAGGTGAGATCGGAAGACAATCTCAAATAATGCAAAACCAATTAGCTAATCAAGCAGTTAAATCAGGAGCTTTTGGTGGAGGAAGAGAAGGTGTTCAACAAGCAGAACTACAAGGCAGAGCTTTATCAGCAATGGGACAAGCTCAAGCACAAGGTTTTAACACAGCATTAGGTGCAGCGCAAAGACAACAACAAGTTGGCTTACAAGCAGGTCAGCAGTTAGGTCAATTAGGTTTAGGCCAACAACAAATGGCTCAAGGGGATATTAATCAATTAATGGCTTCGGGTGGGGTTCAAAGACAACTTGCACAACAAGCACTTGATGCACAAAGACAATCTACATTACAACAACAATACGAACCATACCAAAGAGCTGAGTTCTTGTCTAACTTGTATGCTGCAGGACCTAAGTCTTCTTCTCAAGTTACAATGGGTACACAACCATCTACTAGTCCATTAGCACAAGCTGTTGGAACTGGTATAGGAGCATTTACAGCATTTCAGGGCGTGAAACCAACCGGAACGGCTTAGGAGGTTCGATGTCGCTTAACAAAGTTTTAAACAGACCTATGTTTCGTAAAGAAGCTCTTAGAAAAGGTGTGCTTAAAACTATTAATGCAAATACAGGTATCATGGTAGGACAACCGTACACTGAGGCACCAGTCCCAGCCCTAAGAAAACCACCAACATTTATGGAAAGAATGAAAGTGAGTGGCCCAGTAAGAATGGGAGGAAATTTAATTAGAAGCGCAGCTAACATACCAGCATATTATGGTTTTACTGGAGGTATGAAAGTAGGAGAAGCTATGGGTATAAATGATCCTGTAGGACAAACACTTTCAGGTTTAGGAGGAGCTTATGGTGCTTCAAGAGCATTGCCTGCTTTAGCAAGTATAGGTTTTCTTCCAAGTGCAGTTGGTTTAGCCACTATAGCTGGAGTAAAAAATAGAGTTGAAGCAGGTATTAAAGAGAGAGCAAGAATTAACGCAATGTCTCCTAAGGAACGAGCTGAATTTGAAAGACAAAACAGATTAAAATCTACTGATTACATGAGCCAAGGTGTATCAGACCAAGATTTATTTGGAAAGTTTGTACCAAAAGCACCAGAAGATATTATAACAAGATCTTCAGCAGCACCTAAAGAAGGACCAGGTTCTGGAAGAGTTACAGGAAATAAATCAAAAGAATTAAAAGCTGAAGGCGATCCACTGCTACAGGACAACGTAGCTGATTCAAATGACATAGCTAATTTAGATAGTATACAAGAAAACACATTAACAGGTGGAACTCCACCGCCTCCAGGCGAAGATGGAATTACAAATTACACAAGCACTTTATCTGAGGATAGAGAGAGAAGAGAAGCGGAAGCTTTATTAACTGCTCCAGAAAAAAAGAAAATTAAAAAAAACAACGAAGCTGCAGGAAACAATGAAATAGCATTAGGTGGACCTTCTGATGATAAAGAATTTAATAAAACAATAGCCCTTGCTAAAAAATATCAAGAAGAAGTATTTAAAGGTGAAGGATCACAGGCTGGTTTAGTATTTTTAGCTAACCTTGCATCAGGATTATTGACAGGAACTACAGCAAGAGCGGGATTGGGAGGAGCCATGGAAGTATTTGGTCAAGCAATAGGCCCTGCTGTAAATAATTATGCAACAATAAAACTAAAAGAAGGTGAACTTAGAGCTCAAAACAGAGAAGCATCACTAAATGCTGCAGTAGATCATATGAAATTTTTAAATGATGCAGCTATAGCAGAAGCTGAAGGTAGAAAACCCGCTGAAATTGATCAATATGGAATTGTTCAAGTAAGAGGTACTGACGGAAAATTAAGAAATTACAGAGGTGTTACTTTTAAAAATGGTACTGTAGGTATGCCTGCAGGGTTAGATGCTAATGGTAAAGAGCAATATGTTCCTATTCCTCAGGGTGCTCCAGTTATGAATAGTGAGGGTGTTGCTGTAGGTCAATTTGAAGATTTTAAAGAACAAAAAGCAATAGGCACAAGACTTACTGAATTACATGATATTTTAGGAAATAGGTACGATGCACTAGCTACTGCAAGAGAAGTATTACGTATAACCGGCCAACCAGAGGCAAAAGCAGGTGCTGGATTAACAGTAGACCAATTTACAAGAAGAATACTTGGTGTAGGAAAAGAATTATTTAAAGGTGATACTTCATTAGATTACAATGCTGATTTAACAAAATTATATCAATTAGAAAAAGATGAAATTGCAGCACTTGATAGAGCTCTAGCTGCAGGGGAAATAACTCAATCTGAATATGATAGAGATAAAAAAGGAATTACAATTGGAGAATTAGATAAGGGTGGTTTATTAGCAGAAACAAGAAAAAGAATTTTAGATAATTCTGGTTCAAAAGGTTTTTATTCAAATTTAAGTAGAGATGATCAAGAGGCACTTGCAGTTTATGAAACTAAACTTGTTTATGCACTTGCAAACACATTTAAAGATCAAGATAGATTAACACAAAGAGATATTAATGCTGCGAAAGAAATTGTAAACATATTCTCATTAGGAAGAGCTTCTGCTGATGTAGAATCTTCTATAAGAGCTATTGCTAGAGGTCTTGAGTCTGACATCAGAAGACAAGAAAGTTTATTTACTGCTGCAGGAGGATTAGAAAAAACATTAGAAGATCTTAGAAAATTGAAAGATTTTGCTCCTTTCAGTAATCAAAGTGATTTAGCCTCTACATTAGCTGGTGATTTAGGAGAAGAAGAAATTAAAAAACGATTAGAAGAAATGGAATTAAAATAATGGCTAGTTTAAAAGATATTCAAAATCAACTAGATAATAATACTTTTGATCCAAGTAAGTATAGCAGACAGGAAAGAGATCTAATTGATGCTGCAATTAAAAAAGGATTAATTACAGGTCCTTCAATGTCAGAATTACAATCACAAAGAGCAGGTGCTGCAAAAGATGTAGCTACTATTGACGAGGCAGTAAAGAATCCAATTGGTGTAAGATTACAGCAAACAGGAAGCTCGTTGGATGGTAGATCAGAAGCAGTTCTTGCTGGAGATCTTATAGGATCTATTACACCCTATGTTGCAATGAGAAAAAAAATATTTAGTGCAGCTAAATCAAAAGTACCAGGAGATAAATCAACAGGTTTATTTGCTAGAACTAAAATGTTTAGCAACTTTTCAGATAAATTAACTGCAAGACTACCAGGACGATTTAAATTATTAGGTGGCCTTACAAAATTACTTGCAAAAGTAGCAGATCCAACTATTGGAAGAGTATTAGCTAGTCCACTTGGAAGAGCAGAAGTATACTCTGTATTAGGTGGTACTGCAGGAGCAGGAGCAGGTTCAGTTACTTATGACATGTTGAATGAAACTGTTGGAGTTGCTGCTATGGATGCAATAGCTTCTGACATGGAAAACATGAGTCCACAAGAAGTTAAGACAGATATGTTTGCTAATGCAGCAGACTCTATGTTTACAGCTTTAGCATGGAACGCTGGTGCTGCAACATTAACACCATTTATTACAAAAGGTTTAGGTAAAGTTGGAAGATTGATGATTGGTGCCAAATCAAAAAACGCGAAAGAATTAGTAAACATAGCAAGAGAAAGAGGTGGTTTACCTATTCCTATGGTAATGACTGCACAAGAAGGTACAGGTCTTCTTGGTGGTTTTGCTTCTAAATTTTTTAAAGTTCTTGGTATAATGCCTTTTATTAATGGTATAGGTAAGGAAGCTTTACAAGGAGCAGAACAAGCAGCTGGTAAAAATTATTTAAACAATGATGTTCTTAAATACGGGCCACTGGTCAAAACAGGAATGTTATCAGCCACTGTTTGGAAACAAGCAGAACAAGCCTTTATACAAAATAGTAATTTGATTAATTCAAGTTACAAAGCTTTTGATACGTTAGCAGATACAATCGGAAACCCAA